TCCCCTCCGTCGAGTCCGGTCGCGGCGGTGTACTCGCCGAAGGCCATGCCTTTCAGCGTGGCCTCGGCGCCGTGGTACTTGTGATCCTCGGCGAAGCGGATGACCACCTTGCTGACGGATGCGTTGAATCCCATGCTGCTCATCTCTCCTGATGCGGACAGGTACCGCCGTTGAACTGTCGGCCGAGGTTGCAGTTGTGGCACAGCACCCGGAACCCGGCCGGGTAGTTGTGGCGGCGCAGCCAGCTGTAGAAGCCGCCCCCGCCCGTCTCCCTGCGGTGCTTGCCGCCACCGCCGTTGATGTGGTCCAGGGCAAGGAAGTGGAGTACGTCCTCGCCGCAGCAGACGCAGCGTGGCTCCGTGCCGCCGTATGCCTGTAGGGCTTCCAGCCGGACACGCTGGCGCGCTCCGCGTCGCTGCTCGTCGAGCGTCGCGTCGCGGCACTCTGGCGAGCAGTAGCGGCGCTGCTCCATCGACCCGACGAACTGCGTTCCGCACCTGACGCACGGTTTCGTAAGCGCAGGACGACAGCGCGGACACAGCTCCCGCTCGGTTGTGCCCTGTCGGGCGAACCGCGCGCCGCACCCCGTGCACCGAGCCGACACCTGGCCGGAGTTGCGGCAGACCATGCACTGGTTCCGATAGCCGCCGGTGTCGTTCCGGCGTGCGAAGGCGCTGAGTGGCTTGGTCTCCTGGCAAGCTCGGCACACCTTCGTGCCTTCGGGCGAGATGAGGCCGAGGCACGCGTCGCAACGTCCGCAGTTCCGGCATGGCTTGTCGTGCTCCTTCCTCGGCTTCGGTGGCTTCCGCTGCGCGGCCGCCTGTGCGGGGCGGCACTCCGCACACCAGGCGTGCGCCCTGCCGCATGACTTGATGTTGAACTTTCCGGACGTTGCTCCGCCCATGACCTGGCCTCCAAGCCTCGATGACTTGGACAGTCTATCGGTCAACTCACGGACGACACACATGACTTGGGCCTAGCTCCAGGTCGGTACGACGCCATCCGCAAGACTGCCGGGCGCGGACCAGGTGAGTTCGCCGCTGTCGGAGCGGGTGAGCTGGTAGTCGGTGAAGAGGATTTCCGGGGCGAGGGTGACGCCGTTGACGGTCTGCGTGACGGTGCGTGCGACGGAGGTGGAGGGCACGGTCTTGAAGACGTCGTGGCTCTGGTTGGAGGCCGCGTTGAAGACGCCGTTCAGCGTGACCGAGCAGTCCGCCAGGAGGAGGAGCCGCTCGTTCGCGCTCTTGTCCACGCCGGTGATGTCCTGCACGCCGCGCGGCGTGGACATCTGCCAGTTCGTGATGTCGTTCTTGATGGCCCGCGCGGTACCCGCGCTATCGTCGACGCTGAGCGTCGTCTGGCCCAACCCGGAGCTCTTGGCCAAGGCTACTGCCCTCCTCGATGAATAGGAGAAGAGCAGTAGCTCTCTCCTTTATCCGTCCTGTTTGTTGCGGTGCCGCAGCAGATAGCTGATGGCCCGGCGCATGAGTGCGGCATCGTCTCCGAGGAGGCCGATCGCACGATTGCAGGAATGGCATAGAAGTCCACGCACGGCGCCAGTTGCGTGGTCGTGATCGACCGGCATTCGCATGACCTTGCCGTTGCGTTCGACGCGCTCAGGCCGGTTGCAGATGGCGCACACGCCACCCTGCGCGCGGAGCATCGCGTCGTACTCAGCGACGGTGAGTCCGTAGTGCCGCGCCAGGTTGGCCTTGCGCCTGTTACCTGCGACGCGCCCCGGGTTGTCAGCGTGCCAAGCCCGGACGCGGGCCGACGAGCATGGCTTGCACCACGACCGCAGCACGGGTCCGTGCTTGCCGTCATACGACTTGGAGAACTCTGTGCGGGGCTTGACTTCCTCGCACTTCGTGCAGCGCTTCGTGTCGCCGCGTCGCTCTTCCAACCGGTGCTTGACTTCATCGGGTGGCATGGCGCGAGAAGTGAAATTGGTGCGCGCTCGCTCGGCGTCGCACGCCTTGCAAGTGGCCTTGACTCCGTACTTGCCGCGAGGCGCCTTTGAGAATTCGGGCAGCGGCTTGTCAGCGCAGCACTTTGTGCAGCGCTTCGACTCAGAAAGCATGGGTAAATTCTATTGAGTTCCTTAGCCATTTTCTCCGCCTCCTCTCAATTCCCTATGTGGCCTGCGCTACTTCAGCGCTATCCCTTCTTGATTTCGTCTGCGATCGCCTGCTGATGCGTGGCGAAGTCGTCGACCCAGTTGCCCGGGTTCTGATGGAGCCGGTCCCGCGTGCCGCGGGGGTTGCCGCGGTGGTCGCCGTCGCGGACCACATACAGCGGGGCCCGGTCCAAACGAGTGCGGTGGTCGCGGGCCTTGAAGCAGTCCTGGCCCGCCTCGAACACCAGCCACGTCTCGCCCTCCGCGACCCGCTGCTCCGCGTACTTGCGGCCCGAGTTCCGGGCGGCGTGCAGCAGGTCCGGGGTGAGGGCTTCGACGCGGACCCGCCACCCGTTCACGTAGTGCGGGCAGGCGACCTCCGCGCACGTCGCAGGCCGGAAGTGCGTGCTGATCGGGGAGACCACGGCATACGTCTTGTACGCAGCGGCCGCCATCTTCGGCTCGGGCCGGAACACTTCGGCGCCCATCAGAAGGTCACCCCCGCGTTCTCGTTCTTGATCACGTTCACGGAGAACGCCACCGAGGTGACGCCACCGGTGGTGACCGTCGTCGCCCGCAGATAGCGGCGCAGCGTCGCCGTGTTCGACAGCGCGATCCGCTCCGCGAGGGGAGCGCCCCCGGTGATCTGCGTGAACGCGAACCCGGCGACATCCGCGAAGGTGATGTTGTCCGCCGAATCCTGGATCTTCACCGTGACGTCCGTGCCCGTGAACGAGAACACCTGGAGGTACGCCTGCCCGCCAAACGACGCAGACGCCGCGGTGTCGATGCCCGTCCCGAGCGTCGCTGCCGTATCCGTCCGCACCCCGGCCGTAAGCTGCCGGCCCCACTCGATCCCGTAGCCGTTGGACTGCGCCGACACCCCGAAGGTGAGCATCCCGTCGTCGCCGCGGGTCGGGTCGTAGTTGACCTGCTTCCCGATCAGCGAGGCGGCCGGGTCACCGAGGGTCGTGCCGCGGGCGTAGGTCATCACGACGTCGGTGCGGGGCAGCGCGGACAGCTTCTCGTGCAGGCCGCCCGTGACTGCGACGGTGTTGAAGTAGGTGGTCATCTCGAACTGGCCGGACCGCAGGCCGCCTTGCCGTTCGTATGCGCTCTTGTCGATCCCGGTGAAGTTGAGCAGGGCGGGGCCGCCGCCGATGGTGCCGAGCTGCTGAATATCGCCAGATGCGTTGAAGCCCTGGATGTAGAGGGCATCCCCGAGCCCGCTTGCTTTTGCCACTAGGGGGCCTCCGTCCAAACGTCGTTGATGATCAGAGGGATGGTGAGCGTGGCCACCCGGTAAGTCGTCGAGTCCAGCCGCGTGTAGCCGAACCGGGCCCGCAGCGACGCGCCGTGCATGCCGAGCAGGTCGACGTTCGCGACCGTCCCGCCGAGCTCGAAGTCGCCGCTGTACGCGTTCATCAGCCCGGCCGCCGCGCCCAGCACGGCCACGTCGACATCGCCCTGCGGTTCCGTGTCCGCGGGCATGAACACCCGGCCGTTCAACTCCAGCCGCACCGACACGCTGTCCAGGCCGGACCGGGCCGGGACCGGGGCGACGTCGGCAACCCACACCGCGTAAATCAGGCCGGACCCGGGCGCGGATACCGGCTCGTGGTCGAGGACGTTCTCGAACAGGCCGAGGGACTGGGCGTGCGACATGGCCGCGCTGCGGTAGGCGTTGAGGTCGAGGGCCACGTCGATCACATCCGTCCCGTGTAGCGGCGCAGCAGCCGTTCACCGATGCCGCGCTTGCGGGAGTTCAGCTCATGCCGGGTCTTGATCCAGTGGTCGTAGCCCTTGAACTTCGTCACCGGGAAGTTCCGCGATCCGATCCCGGCGAGCCAGGGCCCGTACACGACACGGGAGTCGGAGATGGTGTTGCCGTCGATCACGACGCAGCGGGACTCGTAGTAGCCGGTCGGGTTCCGGAACACCGCGCGCATCTCCCGGCGGAGGATGTTCAGGCCCTCCTCGGCGAGGTTGCGTTCCAGCCGGTTGATGTATTCGTTGGCGGCGCGCCGTGCACGCCCATCGAAGAGAGGGCCGCGGCTGGAGGTGGATACGTCGAGGCGCATGGTCACACGCTCCGCATCCGGGCTTTACGCCCGTGGCTGGTGTAGACGCGGTCCCGTAGATCCGCGAGGCCCTTGCCGCTGGTCTCCCGCTCGTTCTCCCCTGAGCCGGCGGTGCGCGCGTACCCGGACCGGCCCTGCAGCAGATCGGTCAGCGCCTCCGCGACACAGAGCTGCCGCACCGGGCCGGGCGCCACCCACCGGGCCACCGCAGTCCCACTGCTGTGTGTGGCCGCGGTGGTGCCGAGGGCGCCGCGTTCCACCGTCAGCGTCCGCGGAGCGAAGATCGCCGTGGACGCGGTGTGCGCGGCGATCGTCGACCCATCCCACGCACGCCGCACGATCAGCGTGTCCCCGGCGATGTCCTCGACGAGCATCCGCTCCCCGTCGATGACGATCGTCTCGCCCGCCGCGAACCCCGTCCCGTCCGCGATGGTCACGGTGACGGCACTGTTCTGGTTGGTCAGGCCCGTCCCGCCGAGGGTCTGCCCGGTGTAGAGCAGGCTGCGCCCGGTGACGATCACCCGCTCCGAGTCGATACGCAGCAGAGACCCCACACCAACGGCCGCCGACGTCGCAGCGTCCACGTCGACCCCGGTCTCCGCCGCGTCCAGCGCCTCGGCGATGCTTCCGGCGTCGGCCTCGTCGTTGCGGTAGCCGAACAGGGCGGTGACGGCGATGTCCTGCTGGTAGGTGTCGCCCTGCCCGAATGAGGCCGAGCTGTTCAGGTTGAGTTCGATGCGCGTGTACGGGGGCTCGTCGCGGTCGTCGGCGCGGCGCAGCAGGTAGTCGTCTGCCGAGATCGTGACGTCTCCGGAGGTGAGCGAGGAGACTGAGATGATCTCGTTGCTGTCGAGGCGGAGGATCCACGGGGTGGACCCGCTGCGGTGCGGCCAGTCGAACCGGCGGGTGGTGAGCACCGGGTAGAACACACGATGCGTCGGGCCGTTCACTGCGTCGGTCGCATCAGCCAGCGCGCGGTCGATCCGCGCATTGCTGCGCGCGGTCTCCTTCACGTCCAGCTCCGCCTTGATCTCCTCGCGGGTGGCGTACCAGGGTGTCGTCATCTCTCGTCACCTCCTCTCAGGACAGTGCAGGTTGGGGGTTAGGGCCGGCCGTAGACCGACAGGCTCACGCCCGTGAACGAGGGGCTGCCGGTGCCGCCGATCGTCCAGCGGATCCGGCCCGAGTTCGTCATCTGATAGCCGTTGTTGATCACGCCGTAGGTGGTGCCGGCGCCAGTCACGACGACCCCGCCAATCGCCGTTCCCGGCGAGGTCTGCACCCAGTTCCCGTAGGCGTCCGCGACGTCGAAGAACAGGGCCAGCGTCGGGCTGGAGCCGGAAGCGCCGCCGATGGACGCGATCAGCAGACCGTTGCTGATCCGGGAGATGTCGATGGCCCCGGCCAGGCCGGTGACGCCGTTGGTGGTGCCTGCGGTGACGTGGTCGGTGGTGCTGTTCAAGGTCAGACCGCTGGCTTTGAACAGCAGCGTGTCCCGGTAGGTGCTCACTACTGGCCCGCCTCGTCAGCGGAACCGGTCGCTGACGTGCCGGCCTCCGGGCCGCCATCCGTCGAACGGGCAGAAGAGCTCTCCGTCTGGCCCTTCGCGGAGCGGCTCGCCGTCTTGCGGGCAGGCGACCGGGTCGGCTTGCTGCTCGGCTCGGACTTGCTCGATGGCTTCTCGTCGGATACTGAGGAGCTGCTCCCAGGCGATGACTCCTCACCCCCCTCGTCGCTCACGTCGGGCCACACGTTGGGCTCGCCCTCGTTGCTCCAGCCCCCGGCCACGACCGCAGCCCCGGCGATCGTCGGGCCACCGTGGCGGGTGATCTTCGGCATGTCTCCTGCTCCCTGCTCGGTGTGCTCGGTGCTGCCGCAGTGCGGGCAGCGCGGAGCGCCCACCGAGTACGTGGTG